CAATCACCGTCAACTACAAGGACTCTGAATTCCTTGAAGTCGGTAACTGGCTCTGGGAAAACTTTGATGTCGCAACAGGCATCTCGTTCCTTCCCGGCGGTGACAGCCACACCTATGCTCAGGCACCATTTGAGCAGATTGATTCTACAACCTATTCAGCACATCCTAAGGTTAAAGTTAACTTTAAGGACTTGTCTAAATACGAGGCAGAAGACAATACTGAATCCGCAAAGGAATATGCTTGTAGTGCAGGTGGATGTCAGATAGTCTGATTACCTAATCTCCGATAGCTCAACGGTAGAGCTTTCGCCTGTTAAGCGAATGGTTACTGGTTCGAATCCAGTTCGGGGAGTTATGCAAAATTTATGCAAAAGATGTTTAAAAGAAGTAAAACCAAATAAACACAATAAAATACATAATAAAAATTATTGTGTAGGATGTTTGGTCACTGTAAGAAGAAATAGATTAAAAGAGAAAGCTGTTGAATATAAAGGTGGAAAGTGTCAGACATGTGGGTATTGCAAATGTAATAGATCATTGACATTTCATCACATAGACCCAAGCAAAAAAGAATTTGGAATAAATTCTAATAAAATGTTTGCTATATCTTGGCAAAAAGTCAAAGATGAACTTGATAAATGTATATTACTATGTGCCAATTGTCATGGTGAACTGCATGATAAAGAAATTTTAGACAAGTACGAAGTAAAATAAAATAAAAAGTTTTTACCCCCGCAAGGGGGTTTTTTATTATAAATAATAATGCCATGAGTATGAGGGCTTCAATCCTCGTTCTGATACTGGCGACATGCAGTGCATGCAATAGCATATCCTGCCCCCAAAAATCCGAAGAACCTGAACAGAACAAAACACAGGAAGTAGCGGGAGTCCCCTCATTCCTTTTGGATTCATCGAAGTACGATTCCATCGAAGCTGACGAGGACGACCGCTACTCCTGTGTAGGGGCTTTAATAGGTCCTGGAGCAAATGTAATGGGCTCTGCTGTATTGATCCACCCAAGAGCAATATTGAGTGCACAGCATTGCTTTGATGATCCCACTTATTATCCAAATTATTTTTGGACAAAGAATGGTCAACTGATAAAAATTAAAAAGGTTATTCTAGTAGAACCCTATTCTGTAACAGGACAACTCAATGATATTGCTCTATGCATTTTAGAAGAAGATTGCTATGAGCCTCCGACTAATCTAATCAAATATCCATTTGAACTTGCAAGGGGTGAACCTTTAATTACTGTTGGCTGGAGTCTGGGATATAAAAAAATAAGTAGACCTGGTGTAATGCATTACTATGGAAGTCTTATTGAAGACCATGGTCAAATAATGAGAATGATAGCCAACAAAGGATCAATTTATTTTGGAGATTCTGGTGGTGCCGTATTCGAAGATGGTGGAAAATTAGCCGGCATCATTAATTTTATGAGCATGGATAATGAAACAAAACAGATCATAGACAATGGTGCGGCCAGAATTGATTATTTCTATGACTGGATAGATTCTTCGATGAAAGAAGAAGTCTGCGACTGGCCCTGGTTTTCAGAATAAATATAGTAGAAAGCCATGTTCCATATGCTAATAGGGATTGATTACTCTATAACCTGCCCCTGCCTTTGTCTTTATGATGAACGCAGAGAATTTAAATTTGAAAATTGTTTCTTTTATTATTTGACCAATACAAAAAAATATGCTGATAAAATTGCTCCAAATATTACTGGAGAATCTTTTCAGGAATATGTTTTAGATGTCGATAGATTTGATACCATATCTCAATGGGCATCCAATCTTTGCATTGGGGCTGCAGATATAGCCGTAGAAGGATATTCATTTGGTTCCAAGGGCCGAGTTTTCAATCTGGCCGAAAATATGGGAATCCTTAAGCACAAACTCTATAAGCTCGCCATTCCCGTGACCATCATAGAGCCATCCAGAGTCAAGAAATGCGCCACGGGCAAAGGTAACGCTGATAAACAGGCAATGTACGAAGCCTTCACCAAAGAAACAAAGACCGATCTTTTGTCGGTCTTTGATCAGAAAACTTTGAGTAATCCTGTTACGGACGTTATCGACAGTTATTATATTCTGAAGGCAATGATTCAGTCTAAAAATTAACGAACGTAACGGCCAGCATTTCTTCCAGAGTTGTCCAGTCTTTCGTGGAATCTCTTTGGAACTTGACCATTACCTTTAATTTTATCAATTACTTCTTTCCATGCACTACCGTTAACTTTGCTGGGTGTCAAAGTGGTATCCATGGCAATAGAATTTTTTTGTTCGGTCCAGTCTTTGACAATTTTCTTTTTCTTGCAGCTGGGGCACTTTTCCTTTAACGGATTGTCGCATTCGCTCATTTTTAAAAAAACTTCAAATTTATGGTCACACGATTCACAGACAAATGAATAATTAGGCATCTTTTTTCTTTCTAAAAGTAATTAGCATGTTTTCAAATAGAAAACCATAAGATGGCTCTTTAGGCTTTGTTTTGAGTTCCATTTTTGCTTCTTTGGGAGTTCTATTGCCCTTATCAAGATTACATTTTCTACATGCCGCCACCATATTAACCCAAGAAGAAGCCCCACCTTTAGATCTTGGAGTTACGTGATCCACGGTAGCATCTTTATTGGTTAAATCCGTACCACAGTATTGACAGCAATATTGATCTCTTCGAAGAATATTTTGTCTTGATGGAGCAGCCTTTTTGTAAGGCAATTTTACATAATATTTTAAAATCAATATTTTTGGAATTTTAACAATTTTAGAAATTGATAAAAGTTCATAACAATCGTTTGAGTCATCGACCCAAACTTTGTCTCTGGTCATAAGTTTATAGGCTTTACTAACGGTAATGATATTCAGGGGCGTATTATCTTGGTTTAACAAGAGTACCTGTTTCTTCATACCTTTTAAGTATTTATGTAAATCTAAATATTTCATATCATGGATAATAAGCAAAATCGACAATTTTATTGGGAAGTCAAGGATTTTATGGGAAAACCTCATTCTCCCACTGCCCCAGCTTCTAAGCCTTCAGACATTCTTTCCAGTGCCAAAAACATTTTGGAACAAAAAAAGACTTATAGACAGTCAGCTTACAATCCCAATATTACATCATTAAACAATATCAGTCAAGCAATTGTCTCTGGACAGAATGCCAATTCAAAGGGCACACCAAATACCCCTGCTCATGGTAAAAATATTGATGGCAATGCTTTTAGATCTTTGCAAGAAAACACAGAATATGCAGAAAAGCATTATGGTAAAGTTTTATCTAATGTTGCTGGAAAAGATCCAAAAGATCTTTCGGCCAAAGATAGCGCTGAATTGTTAATGTATAAAATCATGTCAGGCCAAACTGAACGTGATCCCAAAATTTATGGCTATGGAGAACAAAGCCAACAATCTAAAGATAAAGCGGCTGCAATAAAAACCCGTTCAGGAATTGAAGCCAGACAAAGATTTGACGCAGAAAAAGAAACTGGAGCTGATGTAAGTCAAAAAGAAGCCAGATTGACTTCATATGAAGAAATGCCTGTAGAAAAAGTAGCAGACATTTCAAGAGAAGCGTGGGCCAAGGCTAACCCACAAAAAATTTCTCCATTCTACAAAACAACTAGAGGTGATTTTTATACTGCAACTGGAAGAGAATACGATGCTCTTTCCAGAGATGATGCTAAGACTTTCCATAGATTGCAGCCAGAGACGCCAGCGGATTATACAAACCTCAATATTGATTTACCACAATCAATGCAACCATCAAACATATTGAGTTTGTATTCAAAAAAACCCAAGAATAAAACTTTATATGGTTTAATTCCCAAAGATACAACAAGTTTAAGTTTTGTTAAAGAGGGTATTTTTGATATGTTGGCAAATACTAACGAACCAACACCGCAACCAAAAATGGATTTGGTTTCAAAGCCAAAACCAAATGAAATTTCACCATTGATTGCCAACCCAACCGTTGAACCCGGAACAAGTGGTTTGGTAAATGGTAAAGAATTAAATGTTGCTCCTCTTTCTACTCCCCCAGAAAGTTTTTCAGACAAAACTGCAGAATCAAATAAACTTGTAAGTGATTCTGGACAGATTAAACCAGCAACAAAGACTCCTACTGAAACTCCTACATCAGAGCCTACAATGACTGGCAAAGATGTTACTAAAAGAGTTTCTTCATTGGAAGATAAAAATAAAATAGTTGATCTTGAAACCGATGTAGCCAAGGCAAGAGGAATATCTACAAGCGGCATTGGCGCAGAAGGTACTAGAGAACGTACTCTGGCTCTGAAAGCTAGAGGAGAAAAGATTAAAGATGCCAATCTCGCATTACGTGCAGAAAAACAAAAACAAAAGAATTCATTAACTGGCAGCAATGAAAGCATGGCCTAAATAAACAGGATAAAAACATGAACTACCTAACAAACTTATACAGACATCGCGCTGAACAACTTCAAGAACAAGTTAACATGCTTGAAGCCATGTTGAAAGATTTACATGAAGCTACTCCTACCGCACCAAAATATGGTACCGAAAAGCGTCAAAGCGGATCTGGTATGGGTGATTCTGATAAAATGGTCGATTGGACTGGTGGTACCGTAAATGCTAATAAATCTTGGTCTCAAAGCTCGGGTGGACCAGCTATTGCAGATAGCGAAGCCGGCGATAGAGAAATTGAAAGCCGAATGAGAAATCTTAAAAAGACTGGCCTTTTTGGTGCAGAGATTTCTGATGATAAACAATCTGCTGAATATAGAGAATTAAAAGGTGAACAAGAAAGAAGAAGAGCTGCAAGAACCGCAGCATCTCAACCTGCAAAAGCACCAGCTAAACCACCAGTAAAACAAACATCAGGCGGTTCTGGGACAGCAAGTGCAGTTCCAACAGCACAAGAAGTTAAACAAACACAACAAACTGCAGACAATACAGGAAAAGCAACCGCACTTCCAACAAATGTTACAAAATCTGGAATGGGATTGACAGATGAAGATGGTCGTCCAATTTCTGTATCTCCAAAGCCAACAGCAGCTGCTCCAGCTAAACCAGCTGGAGGAAAAGAAAATCAGTTTAGTATGGATCCCAAACTTCTTGCTTTAGGTATCGGTGGTGGTTTATATGCTGGAAATAAAGCCATTGAATGGGCAAACCGTCAAAGAGGAACTTCATCCAAACCAGCTGAAGCCCCAAAAGCTGCAGAAGCTCCCAAGGCTGGAGAAGCACCAAAACCAGCACCAAAAACTGGAGAAGCACCAAAACCAGCACCAAAAGTGAGTGAACCTGTTATTGAACCCGGATCATACAGCACTCGTGAAGGTAAAATTGTTACACCTAAGAAAGGTGCACCTTCTGTTGCCGAAAGATCAGCAATGGGACGAGATGCTTTGCGTGCCCGTATGGCACAAAAAACAGGAAACCCAATGTCCTTTGAAGGTCCTAATGCAGCTATTGAAACCCCTGCTGAATTTAAAACTTCTGGTCAATTTAATACAAGAAGTGTCAGTCCAGCAACTGCCGCAGAATACGTAACAAATCCAATTGATTTTGAAGCATCTGGTAAACCAAGTGAAACGTTCCCAAGAGTTGGTGGAAGACAAAATCCAAATAGCCAAGCCGGAATTCAACGTGCCAAAAATACTCCAATGCAAGCTTCATTTGGAGAGCCACCAGCCTCAGCTGAAGTAGCACCAAAAGCTGGTTCCTATAGCACTGCTGATGGTAAAGTAGTATCTCCAAAATCTACAGGAAAATCTGTTGCCGGTAAAATAGGTAAAATAGGTTTAGATGTAGCAGGTATGATGGCTGCAGATGCTACTGCATCAGAAACTGCAAAAGCAGTAGGTTTTGGTAGAACCGATTCTGCACTTATTGGAAGTGCTGCATCCTTGGCACCTATGGCTGCAAGTGCAGGTACAAATGCTGCCATTGCTGGTGGATATGTTGCTGGTAGACTTATAGATAAAGCTAGTGAAGCATCGGGATTATCAGATCTCCAGAGAGCTGGAATGCAAAAAGCGGCAAATTGGTGGACTGCCGATCAGAGAAAAGGTGTATCTTCAACAGAAGAGGCATCTAAGGCTGCTGCAAAAACTGCCGAAGAAGCAAAAACAGCTCGCTCAAGAGATCTTGAAAAAGGATTTGCATCACCAGAAGAAGCAGAAGAATTTGCTAAAAAGATGAAAGATCCTGAATTCCGCAGAAGACAACAACATGCAATGGGAAATGCAGCTAATGCTGAATTGGAAAAACAAGAAGGCGGATATGCTTTTGCTGCACGTGGACTGGACGCAATGACTGGTAGATCAGGAGATTGGCTAGATCAAAGCGGTGAAGCAATTGAAAATGCAACTACTGCAGCAGTAGACTGGACCAAAGAAAATATTCCTGGAGCAAAATGGGTCGGGAATAAAGCAGGAAGTCTGTTGGGTTGGTTGAATAAATAAAAAAAGTATATAATACATGAAAAAGCTTCCTGCAATAATTAAAACTATTTTAGAAAATCGTTTTAATGATCAATTAAATGGTAATGTTCCTCCCGAATCGGAAGGTAAACATTATAATTTATTTGAATTTTGGGGAACAGTTGTTAGAGGTGCAGCAAAAGTTGCAGAAAAAGGTTTAAGTGCTACTGAAGTAGCTGCTACGCGTGGTATGGGTGCAGCAGAAAAAGCTGCAGTTCGCGGAATGGAAGGAGCAGGTGAAAGAGTTGTTGGTGGTGCAGTAAAAGGTGCTGAAAGTGGAGTTGCATCTGCTGCTGAAACTGCCTCAAGAGAAGCACTAAAAAAAGCACAGCAAGTTGCTGCCAAACATCTTGAAAATGGTTTACGTGGTGATGCTTTAATAGATGCAATCGTGAAAGATACTGGGGCTGGCACAAATGATGTAATGATGCAGGCTGCTATTGATGCTGCACAACAAGCGGAAACAAATGCTACTAAAGTAGTTGCTGGAACAATGGCTCCACCAGCCCCACCTCCAATAAAACCTATTATACCTGAAACTATTCCAGAAATACCTGTTGAAATTCCTTCAACTCCTATTGTTGAACCAAAAGCTCCACCTACAAGACCTCCTGTTACTCCAGAAGTTCCTGTTCAACCAAATCCAAAAACACCACCAAAAGGTGAGCCAGCACCAAAGGTTCCAGAATTTGAACCAAGACCAAAGGTTGAGCCAGCACCAAAGGTTCCAGAATTTGAACCAAAGCCAAAGGTTGAACCAAATCCACGCATTCCAGAAGTTGAACCAAAGCCAGAAGTTGAACCAAAACCAAAGACTAAAACAGATACCAAAACTGGCGATGAATCTATTACCGATACTGGTGTAGAAAAAGAAACCAAGTTTGATACTCGTACAAGAACCGATGGGTCAACTGAAACACGTACTAGAACTGAAACAAAAACAGAAACTAGTGGTGAAACACGCAACCGCACTAAAACTCGTACAGGTGAAAGAACTGGCGAAGGAACTGGAAGACCTCCTAGACCTGTTAGACCAAAACCCGAGACCCCAAAACCAAGAATACCTCCAATATTTCCATTCGGTGGTGGCTCACCAGCTGAAAGAGGATCTTCAGATTATGAAGAAGCCAAACGCAGATCTGATATTGATGTAAATCTTGGACTGGAAGCCATTGGTCAGTTTGCACGACGACAAGTTTTAAGATAATTATTGCATAATTTATAATTTGTTGTATACTTATTTGGTGAAATTATATGCATATTATTCCTACAAAAACATTTGTTCATAAACCAATAGAATTCAATGGTGCTTTAAAAGAATTAAGCGTAGATGGTAAACGTCTATATGAAACTCCAGAAGGAGTCTTTCCTTCCGTAACAACAGTAGTTGGATTTCAAAAACAAAAATTCTTTGCTGAATGGCGAAACAAAAATCCAGAAGAAAGTAAAAGAGTAACTTCTCGGGGAACCAAATTTCATTCTATAATAGAACAATATTTAAAGAATGAACAAATAGATTTTGATAATTTACATTCTAATTTTAAATCTTTGTTCTCAATACTTCGTCCTGAACTAGACAAGATAGACAATATTATAGCCTTGGAAACTCCTTTGTGGTCCAAGACTTTAGGGCTTGCAGGAAGAACAGACTGCATTGCTGAATATGATGGCAAGCTATCCATCATTGATTTTAAGGCAAGTACAAAAGAAAAACGAGCAAGAGATATTGATAATTATTTTGCTCAGGCTTGTGCGTATGCACTGATGTTTCAGGAAAGAACCGGAATCATTGTAGATAACTTTGCAATTTTAATTGCCTGCGAAGATGGCTTGCGGCAAGTGTTTCAAGATAAACCCATAAAATATGTAAAGCATTTAAAAAGTCTTATTACTGAATATGGAAATTTAAATGGCGTATCGTGAAGAAAAAACCATATGGGATCAAGTGAATAGTCGTGGATCCAAATTATGGATTCAGATGAATGACAGTTCTAAGGCTAGAAAGCATAGAGAACAGTTTATACAAACTCATGGTGGATTCTTTAAACAAGATGGCAGATATTGGGTTTGGGTCAATCCAGTTAAAGAACATAATGGATATTGGCTAAAACGAGTAGATACAGGGGAAAAAACTTTTTTTGAAAACATGAATGAATTTGCAATAAGTCAGGGAATGACCTCTGTTAAAATTTGTGAACTGCTAAATGGCAAAAGAAAAACCTATAAGGGTTGGACAGCCGTAGAAGTACGAGAAGTTAAGGAAACTATAGGGGCACATGAAAAACAACAAGAACCAAAGAAAAAGAAAATAATCCCTGTCAAAACAGTTGTATTTCAAGATAAAGTCACCAATGAAGTATTTACTGTAACAAATTTGAGACAGTTTTCAATCAACAATGGTTTTGACTATAATAACATTAAAAGTTTAGCCAATGGTAGGCTTAAAAGTGTCAAAAACTTGAAATTATTCAATCCATTGGAAAAATATAAGGATTCTCCAGAGCCTAAATAATTGGAGATGAACTTTAAAACACTTTTATCCCAAATTTTTAATAATGTACTGGTAAATGAAGCAGTACAACAGGCTGGAACCGCTGAAAAGAAAGAACGGGCCAAATCTGCTTCTGGTGACTCCAAAGCCCGTGACGCGGCTCGTAAGCGTATAGAACGGGCTAAAGAGACCCCAAGGGAACGCAGACCCAAGCAAGATCTTATTAAAGACGTTGTTTTAGTCAAAACTAAATCGGGAAACGTCCAGTTAATTTTTAAAGATTCATTTAATGCTGGAATACATGAAAAATTAAATAAAGCTCCTCTTTCTATTGAAGAAGCGCAAAAAGTCACACAAGAGCAAAACTTTGAACAAACCAGAGCTTCCAAGCTTTTGTTTGGTGATGTAAAACAAAAAGAAGGTGGCGAAAAGGGTGATCGCAATAAGAAATCTTCTGAAGAGAAAAAAGAAAGAGAGGAAGCAAGACCTAAAAATCAAGATGAAAAAGAAAGATCCGAAAAGACAAAAGCAAAGAAAATGTCTAAGGATCAAATGATGCAGGCTATGACTCAAATGTCACCTGAGCAGCTTGTTGGTATGCCTCCTGAATTGCGCGCAGAGTATTTTAAAATGATGCGCAAGCCACCTGCTAACAATGACTTTGATAGATTATCGTATGAAAATATAACAGTTGAATATGGGTTGAGCAATACAAGCAATGCTCCCTACAATCAACAGGTTTTGAATGCTCTTGTTTTCTTGGCCAAACTAAAAGTTGGATCCAGCGATCAAGAAATGCAAACATATCTTGCTCTTGCTCCTGATGCAAGAGAGTTTACCAGATCGGCATTCTTCACTGCACGGAAGATTCTTTCTCAAATTGGAGATCAATGTCTCCAAAATCTTTTGACAAATGTTGAAACCACAGGAAAGCCTGTCAATGCAGAAGGTGCGGCTGACATGGAATGTGGTAACTATAAATTCAAGGTTGCTGCTGGTGGAGAAATGTCTCTATCCACAAATCAATTTGATCAATCAAATAAAAACTTCAAAGGATATGTTGCAGCTGCTTTAACCCAAGCATTGAGCAATCCTCAGACAGTCAGCAATGATCCCAAGCTTGCTCAAGTATTCCAGAAAATGCAACAAGGGCAACAATCATTTTCTGAAATTCTTGTTCCAGATGAATTGGTTGGACAGATCAAAGAAGATCCAAAACTATTCAAGAAACTTCAACAAATGCAAATCAAGGGACCGGATGGCAAAGTCTCTGGAACTGTTTTTGACGAAGAAGGTAATCTCAATCCATTGGCCTCAGCATCTTCCTACAGCAAAGCATGGGAAGAAAGTGCCAAAGAATTGATGAAAGGCAAAAAGAATACTTTAAAAACACAAGTCATTGGAAATCTTTTAAAGACTGTTTTGCGTGGGGATAACATTACAGATCCCAAACTTGCCCCAAACCATCTGATAACAGTCAATGGAATTATTCCAATGACTGATGATTATTTTAATACAGTTTCATTGGAATCAACTTTAGATGTAAGCACTGCTAAAGATGTAATGACATCTTCGAATATTGGAACATATAATACATCTGCAGCAGAAACATTAAAGAAATTCACTACCGTAGTAGAAGCTGTAGAAGAGAAGAAACCATCTCTTGAGAGTATGTTAGTAAAGAAAGGATCAATAGATCCAATTCAATACATGGTAAACTATTTGGTAAAAAATAATGACTTTTTATTGAATGCAAGTTTACTTCCAGGATTTAATGCCAAAGATTTGAATGCTGTTCAATACAATTACGTCACTGTTGGTAATAAGACAACCAAGATTCCAGTATTAAAAGGTGAAAATATCACCAATGAAGTTCTTGGAGAAGCAGCAATATTCATTAATGATCTATTGGTTGAATCTCTTACAAACAATTTTGTATTGTCAAATTTATTAAGAAACGAATTGATAACAGATAGTGAAGCAGGAATTATTCTTGACTCTAGAACTTCCTTGAATGAAAGTCATGAACCATTCATGATTAATTTCCAATCAATCTACCACAATGCAGTTAACCGCATGACAGAGTACCCAGAACTCTTGGAAATGTTAATTAATGAATTAGTAGCTGAAGAATACGAGCGAGATTATAAAAAAGAATATCGGAATTACCACGGTAAGCCCAAACAAAGAAGAGAACGTGCAGCCAGAACAGCAGCACGAGAACTAATGAAAAAGAAGGGTCGTGCTAAAAAGGGAGATGGCAAAGATATTGACCACAAGAAACCCCTTCGTAGCGGTGGCTCCAAAGGTATAAATAATTTACGTGTCAGAGATAAATCCTCTAATCGCTCTGACAACGGTCACAAAAAAGGTGAGACTCAAAATAAAGGCAGCTGGAAATGATTTCAAAGTATTTAAAATCTATAACAAAAAAAATATTAGATAGAAATAATTCATCAAGATATACGATGAATGAATCTTCAGTTCCTTTTGTTGTAAACAATAAAAACATGGTCATTCCTATGACTTGCAAGTCCATACAAGCAAATGATCTAATTCCCGGTGACATAATGGTTATGGAATCTGGTGAAATTTTTAATATTAATGCTATTGAATTAAATGAAGATAAATTAATATTAAACACTGTTGATCAGAATAAATGTGAACGCATTAGAATAATGGAAACAAATTCTATTATTGGAATACTTGGAACAGACTTGAACGAAGATTTTGATGAAGATGGTTCGCAGGTTGAAATTTACGAAGACACCAAGAGAAAAGTAAAATTAAACAAGATAATGAAGGGTGATGTAAAGAAGTACAAAGTCTATGTAAAGAATGATAAAGGTAATGTTGTAAAAGTAAATTTTGGTGATCCTAATATGGAAATCAAAAGAGATGATCCAGGACGCCGTAAAAATTTTAGAGCTAGACATAATTGCGACAATCCAGGACCAAGATGGAAAGCCAGATACTGGGCATGCAAAACTTGGAGTACTCAATCGGTAACATCCATGTTAAAAGAAGATACAGAACCAACCATAAAACCCAAACAACCAAAACCTTGGGTGGAACTAGCTTACAATATAACAAATAACACGATTAAAAACCTAAATGAACAGGTTTACAATCCCGATTTGTTTGGGTTAATAAAAAATAGGACTAAATAAAGGAAAGCCATGAAATTTAAATCACTCATCAAAAAAATCGAAACTTTAGTAGAAGACGCAGGAGAACATACCTTTGGAGGTGGTCTCTATATCGGTGACCCCCAAGGAAAGATGGGTGAATCACCTTTAACCGATAAGGGAACATTCAACCTAGCTCTTCCAAGACAAATTGATGCAATCAATGCAATGCTTTATACTTTCTCATGCAAAGATTACATTGATCCCGACAGCATTCTTGCTGTTGTAAAACAAAAATTAAACATTTTTGGTCTTGATTTTGCAGCACCAAATCGCAGTGTATCAGATGGTCTTTCCACATTTGAACTCGTTCAATACGGAAGCCCTCAGCTTGGAGTCTATGGCCAAAACCCATATGATGATGTCAACAAGACTGGATTCAAGCAAGGCGATGGAATCAAGGAAAAACTAGGACATTCTTTGTCTCTTTCGATGAATGTTGTCAAGCAACCAAATCATTTGAGAAAAGTAATGCTTGTTATTGTGCCAACTGAAACTTCTTCGTATAATACAGATAGCATGAATTATGATTGCGGATGCGAGCACTGAACCATTAATGTTAGACAATAACAAACCATTGACAGAAGATACTTTTTTAGAATTCTGTCAAACTTGTTATTTCAACAAAGAGTGCAGTGGCAAAATAGAATTTATGGATGATCTAAAACGTATCAAATACGTTAAAAGATTACTTCAAAAAATTCATAAACACAAAACTCTCAAATCAATACGTGAAAGACTTATAATAAATCATATTATAATTTTACGAAATGTATTTGGTGAAGAGAATACTGCAAGAATTTTAATATTTAAAGTTGAGCCGCGTTTATATTCTTATTTGAAATCCTTTTTGGTATTCTTAGAATTTAATATAAAAAATTTACCAGAAGTAAAGTATTCAGAATTGAATACGGATCCAAGAGTAGATCGAAAGTTGTCTCAGACAGAAAAATAAATATTATAGATGAACTCTCCTCAATACATTCCATCATTTTATTTTTATAAGTTTGCTCAAGGAGTCTCTGAGCCTTATACAGCCCTCCAAGCATACCGTGGTGGCGCTATTGACCAGAATGGAAATATTCTAAAAGCGGAAAGCAGCATTGACCCATTAGAATATCTTATTATAAAACTAAAGAAAATTTTTGATGAGTTGCCACCTGGACTCACAAAAGCCAAGCTCAACAACTATATGAGCACAATGCAATTATTTGGTGAAGAAGTCAAACAGATTGGCATCACTGATTCAGAATATATTGGATTAGTAGAAAGCTACATTGCCCTTCACATCGATCCATCCGTCAGCTACATGGAGCTCTGCGAAGATATGGCAGCTGGTGGCATGGGAACTCCGGGAACTTCTACCGGATATAACACTGGTTCGGTATCTGGATATGATCCTGCAATGGGAACAACAAAAAGAACCACTCCGATTCTAAAAGGCCTTGATAATTGTGAAATGTTTGATGTTTGTCCAGAAGAAATGGGACACTTTAAAAATGCCAAGGCATGGAAACATGTTCCAGATACTGAAACAAAAAACTATCTTCAGAGATATCAAAGACGAAATCCAAAAGCACATATGGCAGTTCGATCAGTAGATCCCGATACAGGAGAAAGTGATCTATATTGGATTAACTTTAAACCATTGAGCTTCATGGAAGAATATCATTTAGAAGGATTAAGCATACTAAATGAAGATTATGATGACGATGATGATTTTTTAATACTGGAAACAAAAAAACAAGTTATGCCACGTACACATGATGATGACCATGAACAGTTTCAATTCCATATAAAAAATTTAATGGATTTGCATACAAATACAAAAAATCGTGCTTTCAAAAGTGAATATGAAGCTCGTTTAATAAATCATATAAAAAATTATCATTCCGTAAAAGATAATCCCGGACACTTAAAAACTTATATTGATACAACACATTCAACCATTTTAAGCCCAGCTTCTGCATCTTCAAAAGATACACATGGAATTCATTTTGATGATAATGGTGGCATGAATTTAAAACCTATTGATGTTAAAGACATTTCAAATGGTGATGCTTATGTAAGTAGTGAAATTTCCAAAAATGAATTTATGGAAATTTCAAGAATTAAAGATTTGTTAGATACTTCTACTTCTCATGAATCCGAAGAATTAAGAGTAAGAAGAGGAGAACAGGTATCTTCTGCAGTCAAAAAAGAAATGGATGATTATTACCAAAATAATCCAACCAAAGAAGCTGCATTTCATCCCAAAGAATCATCATTCATGGTAAAAAGAAATGATGGCAGATTTTATATGGCTGGTCCTGAAGTTCTTGGATCAACTTCAGAAAGAAAAGTAAGATTGGGTGAAACTGGTCATCAAAGAAGAAGTAGAAAAGCAGGTGGTCCAAATCCCCACCCAAATCTTCGAAGAGTTACAGCAAGAAAAGCAACCAGAATATTGGATCCATTAAAAGGCAATCCAGAATTATCTCCAGTATCTATTAGTGCTGATGAATATGGAAGCACAGGTAGTATGATGGATCAAGATATGCTTGGTAGATTAAATACAATATTGAAACCTCATCTATCATAAAACCCCCTTTCGGGGGTTTCATTTAATCCTGAATAAAATTCTTACAACACTTTGGTTTTGAACAGCCAGAATTTGCTCTGGCTTCATTGATGATCTTATTGTGGGCATCTTCCCAACCCGCAAGCCATTCCTGCCAGTAGACAGAATTGGATTCATATATGTTGGAAGCCTTGTCTCCACCATTCATTCTGGTATCGTAACCTTTTTTATATGCTGAACCGGGAATATAATCTGTCATGGCTTATCCTTTGGATCAATTGGAATCATAACAATCTGACTAAGAAGCTTGTCAAGAGCCTTAACGTGAGCACGTTGCTCAGTAATGTTTAGATATCCACGAATCTCAATAAGCTTCTCATAATCCTCACGCGAGAAGGTGGTCGTGGTCTTTGCGGGCTGTGGCTTCTTCATGGGACGACGATTATTCATGGGATTCTTGGGGCGACTGTTCTTGCTCCATTCCTTCATGATGTCATCAATGTTCAGGTACTCTTTCATGCTTTCAGTGAAGTCTTGCCCACTGTTAATGTCGTTCCACATCTTGCGGAACTCTGGACCCATGTTGCCATAAAAGAAGAACCCATTAGGATTATTGTTGGGGTTGTTGGCGTCATCATCGTCGCCATTCTGCCAGTTCTTGAAATCATTAAAATCTGAATTATTCATATCTTTCCTTAGTTAGTGTCAAAAATTTGTTCGTAAACTACCTTGCCACGATTGTCTGTAACAGAGACATATCGAACGTGACGGCTCATTGCGTCACTGATATTTAGGGGGTCTTTTGGACCGAATGCCATATGCTTGATCCAAGCAGGGCACCCACCAAGGGAAATACGAACTTCGGCACCAGTTGCATCAGTACCATAAAAATCAAATGCAGCCTTTTCGCCATCATAATAGGTGAAAAAGCAATCGATAGAATCATACTTCTTGCGAACATCCGCAAGAGTCATTTCTGTAGCGGTTTTAGCCATTAGGCAATCTCACTTGCTTGATTGAAATAGGTAATTGGCCATTCGCGTCAAGCGCACGAAGAGTACCAACTTTAGCCTCCATGAGGCTCTTGTGACGGTTATTACGAAGACGGATTTTGCGCTTTCTGTGCGCCCGAGCAGTTATACGTTGTTTAGAATTAGGCATATGAATAGTATACTCCTTATTTATGGCCTGTCAAATAACAAAACCCCTTTTGAGGGGGGTTTCGGGTCGATTCAGATGCGGGAGACCAAACCCCACTGCTTCAAGCAGCCATTGCTAATTGGTTAGCAATTATTTTTTGCAACTGTTTATTTACGACACTTGTTACCCGTGTCGGGCATCTCCTTCTTCATTACTTTGCGCCAATCTATTCCTTTCGACCCCCTGACCCGAAGCCTAGGACTTCGGGAAATGCCCCGCTGCTACGAGGACTTGATTCGCCGTTTTCAGAGGATTGCAGATTCTCTGACTTAGGCTAATGGAGTCGGGGGGATTCGAACCCCCGTCTTGTACGCATTTCAATCCAATATCAACAATACCATTTTTATTTAGTGCGAGCGGAAGGATTCGAACCTTCGTAGACATAAGCCAGCAGATTTACAGTCTGCCCTCGTTGACCGCTTGAGTACACTCGCTAAAGTCGGGCATTGAATCCTTTTTCCAGACCCGATCAAGATCTGGGAAGTATAATACTAGCCCTGCGCGTTCTTCTAAGGTATCCCGCGCCCCACCTCTGATTACTGCTAGGGTATCAGTTATCCCTATACAGTTTTATAGTCTTTAATTGTCAAAAGCGAACGATGGGATTCGAACCCACGACCATCGGTTTGGAAAACCGAGACTCTACCACTGAGTTACATTCGCAAAAATTTACTTCTTAACCTTTTTTGACTTCTTCTTTTTCTTGAAGATTGCTTCAAAATTCTTACCATATTGCTCCAAATTTACAGGTCTTGGAGAACTTCCTTTTCCAGCACCATGTGATCCGTAATCCATGCCACTAGTATATATCGTATATAACAGAAGTCAAATCTAAATATTGATATGAAGAACAATAAAGGTTATTACGGTTGGATTCATTCCTTAAATCAAGCTGCTATGCAATCACAACAAAATGGCTTTCGTATGATTAACGAAGCAAATGAAGCTAAAGCCAAAAAAATTACAGATCCTGCTAAAAGAGCCCAATTAATGGGTCAAATGCCTCAGCCAACTGTAATTAATCCCGAATCACCAAGCGCTCATCCTGCCGATGTTATGGATACAATTAGCCGTTTTGGTCCTCATTCTCCTGGAACAATTAAACTTGCCGATGGTGATGTTGGAGAATATGTAAATCTTGAAAGAATGAAACGGGCTGAAAGACTTGCTCAATTGGCGCAAAATACTGGTAAAATTGATGCAAAGCCAGCTGGCAATGCAAATGCAGTTGCAGCAGACGGACAAGATGGTGTTATAGCTGATCCAGAAGAGTTAGATTTCGAAGATGAAATAGCTCAAGCCGCAGAAATTCGCAAAGATGCTCTAGCCAATAGAGCAAGACGCGAACAAGAAGATTATCCAGAAGAACCAGAAAACGATTATGATTATGAGATTCCTACTGCAAACTGGCAAACTGTCAGAGAATCAATTAATTCTAAGATTTCAAGAATGATGAATGAAGGTTAAAGATCGGGATACCCGATCTCTCGGGACCATTCCCATTCTTGCCAGATCATTTTAGCAAATTCGTCGTCAGGATCATGACGACGAATTTCTAGTTCTGCTAGACCTTGTGCTGAAATAGCTGCATCCATTTCCCATGATAACCAAAACCATTCACCTTTTTTAAGGATATGATTCGTTATCAGGCAGCGTTTTTCTAAAGACATTTTAAAATAATTCGTATGCCGAAACGCTTGCACTGGCAGTCCAGCCATAGGTAAATGCTGGGTATATCAAAGATTGATTTACAGATAGAGCAATAGGTCCAACAGATACCAAACTTCCATCAGGCTGAAGACTTTGTACTGTAAGATTTGCTGCTGCACCCCCACATATAAACATTGTGGCTTCATTATTTTTTCCGCCAGTTGCTCCGGTTGTACTAATACCAAATGATTTTATTTTTCTAAAGGTTCTCATAATATTATTTATCCTCAGAATAATTCAAAACCGGAAAGAGAGACACCAGAAAGATCTGTCCAAGATGAAATATTAAATGGTATCATGGAGTAATTTGGATAAACTTGATTTGGTGCATTCAGCAGTGTGCCATTAACCCCCAAAGTTATTCCGGTTACAGTACCATCTGTGTTTACAATATTAACTAAAAATGGTCTTACAGTTGCACTTGTATTACTATTGCAAACAAGTAAACCTTTATTGTTTAATGATGCTGTTGAATTGGATGCAAGAGGTTTTAATTTTTTATATAATCTCATGTTAGTACAGTGTAATTATAGTCAATGCTCTAGTCCAGCTTGATGGTGTTCCAATAGGTGAGAAAGTCATGGACAAATAGGTTATTGGTACAAAAAATGGAGTTGTAACAGATGAAGTAAATGCAGCTGCTTGATAAGCTATCATAGCAATTTCACTTGTTTTTGTTAATGATTGTGGTGCAGTGGTTTCTCTTCTAAATTGCATAAACATGTCATTGATGCTGCCTGATGTTATTGGTCCAGCTGTATCTAAACTCATCTCCAGGGTGCCACCACTAGGAGTTAAAAAAGTTATTTGTGGATTGTATGGGGTTAGAAGGTCATCTAGACCAACTAAAACTATTACACCTTTATTGTTTTTTGCGGGAGGTGCATAAAATGTTATTCCGGGTGGTGCCGAATAAACATATGGTTTGTAGTTATAATCAATTATCATACCTAATATTTAGGTATGATTTTGAGTCCATTCTTTACATGCCTGAGATTCCCAAAATGGACTAACATGTTCTGGGCCAGTAGCAAATCCAACCATCCAAATGCATCTGTGGGTTCTTCCTTGTTTTACCAAAACACCAATATGATATGCCGCATCTTTTGAGTATTGATCAACTTTAAGAATAAAAGATGTTTTTTCTGACAATTGTTTTTTAAAGTTTTCAATAAACTCCGGATAAATTTTTTCAACAATTGGCTCAAATTTTTTAGACTTGCGTTTGGGTTGAGTCGATGTTTTTCGGTGTCTGGGCATAAATATTAATATGAAAGATATAAAAGAAGGAAATCTCTATAACGTTGAAACTTCTAAGATGTCACCCAATAGAAGTTCTGAGTTAACCGATGTGAATAAAATTATGATGGATCAATTTTGGGAGGCTATGTCCCGACAAGGAATATCTCCAGAGAAAGCCAAAGAAATTGCCAGAACAACTTTTGGCAATCAATCACATACACCCAAAGTTTGAGCCAATTTTTTGGTAGAAGATTTAAAGTGACCATCAAAAAGATTCATTAATTCTTCTTTTCTCTTGGTGAGTTTATTATAATCTTTTTGGGTTTCTTTCCCGTCAGTTTCCAGTCTTCCAAGCCTGTAAAGAACCTGGCCATACTCATAAATAAGTTCTTCCAAATCTTTGTTGCTCATAGTCTAAATATTATACACGGAACCGTTTGAAAGTCAAATAATGCATCCTATATTACTGAATACAAACATTTCTCAATCAGGTATTACTGTAGCAACACCTTTATATGGAGTAATGGACCAATCTCCTTATGGTTACTGGAATCAGGGATTGACTTGGGGAAGCCAACATGGTTTGACATATATGTGGCCAATGGTTCATTATACCATATATGGTAGCTGTGGACCTAGATTAGTTGATTTAAATAATGGTATTTTTCCACAATCAAGTGGAGCAGTTTTTGCTACAGCACAAGATTGGCCTGGAATTGGAAACGATCCATATACTCAACCTGAAATTAATGGTGCATGTGGTCCTTGGAACACATCAACTGGATATATTGGCTTGACATTTGGTGCTACTGGTTTTTTGGATATTAGAACCGCTCAAAGAATTGTAAGTGAAAATAGATGGATTCCAGAAAAATATAGAGTATTCTCTCCATTTAGAATATGGAGATTTATAACTTCTACAACTGGTATAACAGGAACAGAAGACATAACTTTAACTTCAGGATTAAAAAAATCTCATTGGCTAAAACGTAAAATGTCTTTTTTACGAGCCGAGTTAAAAGCTTTTTGTTCATATACGGGATCAACGGGTTTTTTCTTTGGTGGCGGTATTGAAAACGATGATGAATTTTATCAAGTTTATAATTTTACTGATTTAAATGATGGAGTGAATTTTAAAAATTTATATGTATATCCAAATAATTCACCTACTGGAAGTTCTTGGTATGCTTCATTTTCAGGACAATCAGCAGCACCAGATTCATTAATAGCAGAAGGTATAACTTCTTTTAGGGCATTTCTTCTTACAAGAGGATGGACTACCAATCCGTCATCATTTAAATTTATTGATGGTATTACAGCGCAAGGTTCTGCTGGTGTTTCAGGAAATATCGCTGCAACAACTTCAAGAGATATGTGGCTAGGAAACGAATTTGCTTATGCATTAAAAGATTGGACAGCAGCTCACTGGCAAGATTTATTTAATGATTTTAAACTTTATAATAATCATTTAGCAGATAATATATTATATAGTTCTTATGGATATTATTATAATAATGCAGGTATTTCTGGTTATAGATTATTAAATCCATCTCTTCCAAATTCAACATTTTTAACAAATTTGTTTAATATCGGAAGCACTGATGCTATTCCTTATCCATTATCTCCATCGACTAAAATTAGTGATGCAAACATGCGGAGGTATTATTCTTATGATAATATGAATCCAAATCCCGCATTTCCTGGTAATGTAGGTTATAGAATACCAGGATCAATTTCTAGTATTAATACATATGGAGCCTTTCCAGGACCAAGTGTTTATAATAGTGGATATGTATTAGATAGGACATTAGATTATAAAGGAAATTCATATAATTTTGCAAATAATGGAAAAACCTATGGCATAGGAATGATATATGGGTTTATGATGGAGCAGCAATACTCCTCACTTGGTTCGCCACTAAACACACCAGCCAAAAAATGGATACCAGCCAATTATCTTGGTACAACAACAGGCTTACCAGCATTAGTAAATTGTGCAACATGTGCGGAAACAATAGGAAGTTGTCAGTTCAGACAATTCGATTTGACGGGATCTAGTGGTTCTACTTTTCCTATTGCTATAAAAGCAGGTTTTGATAGGTCTCCAGAATTACAATCTTGGCATTTGAATCCTGTATGGGGAATTACATTTATACCTGCTACTGCATCTTATGGTCCAGCAAATTATATTCCTGTATTGACTGCGGATGTCATAACTGGTATAACCTATGGAAAAAAAACTTTAGAAGCTCTTGGTACCGGAAAAACATGGTTTGCTAGTCATTTTGATGCTTGTATGAATCCATATCCTGGAAATACTTTGCCAGCAGGAAGTCTTTATAATCATTATTGGTCAAACTGGTATCCTATGCACTTCATTGCCTTGTTACAGGATGTTTCCATAGGAAGACAATTTGCTGTTAATAATGTAACTAGAGCAGTGGATCAAAGAAATAATCCAAGCAAACAAGTTCCCAATTCTATTTGGAATGGAATTCAAAAACCAATAAATATTTGGATAGCAAATCAAAAATGGCGTGGTGATACAACAAAAATAGATTCAAATTATTATATTCCAACAGGATTAACTTTTGGATATTATATACAAAGTTTTATGGCAACAGGAACTACATTCCCTGTTGGTGAAGCTGGACCAATGTATTATGAAAATATTCGCCATCAATATTTGAATAAAGTTGGAAGATATTCTTATTGGGGTATTTTTTCCTATACATGCGTTACAACATCCGTAGGAGGTCAAGTACCTGCTGAAAATCAAACATTCCCGAGAAGAATGCTTACATTAAATACACAAAATCCACAATTACCAAATGGATTGACATCATATGGAATTTGTGGTGCTATGGCCATGGCACTTGTTAGAAAAGTTAATACAGTTATTGGTGAATGTGATACGATAGGTAATGGAATGGTTAAAGAGACTGTAAATCTGGCACCAATAAACTTGGATGAAAGAACTTACCTAGCTTCTGGTGCTCAAAAAATTGATGGAAATTTCTTGTGGAGGATTACCTTTTCTAATCCAGCAACAGATCCATCTCCAATTATAATTCGTGGTTCATGTTCAGGAATAACAACTGGATATAATGTAAGTGGTATAACTGATTACATTAACAATTCAAATAATAAATTTGGTGTGTGGTGGACAACGGGAAATCTGGAATATCCAATTGTTGATAATCCTCCAATCCCAGAAGCACTCAGATTTAACAAATTAAATCTTGTAGAAAATCCAGCGTTTATGTTTAACGCAACTACAACTGCTGAAGGTAGACAGGTAATACCAAAAGATTATATAAATCCTGATTTATTCTGTACTATGTCTCCACCATATGGTTGGTGGAGACAGGCAGAACGTTGGGGAAGTCAAAATGGTTTGACATATATGTGGCCTGTCATGAGTGTTATAAAAGGAAGAAATGGACCAAGTCAAAGTAATTTGAACGCAGGAATATTTCCACCTAGCGCAGGTGTAGATCAAGGTTGGACTGGTGTTGGATTTAATAATAATCCAGATGTTGATATTGATATGTCCGTGGCGCCATGGAATTCAGCCACAGGATATATTGGTCTTACATTTGGTGCAACCGGATTTTATTCAAAAGCCGGTTTAGATAGATTTGCTCAAGATTATGCTTGGATACCAAATAAGTATAGAGTTTTGTTTGCCGACAGATGGTGGAGAGCACAAACGAATAGTCTACTTCCAGATACTGAGATTATTACCATGTCAAATGGTAATACTATTAAAAGTCCATGGTTAAAACGTAAAGTTAATTTTTTACGTACAGAATTAAGAGCGATATATGGGTATTTGTCTGGAAAAGGTTTTACTATGGCCCATATAGATTTTGATGATGAAATTTATAATTCTCTCGCTAATGACATAGGAAATATTCCAGCTAATGGTGATTCAAATTTTTATTTTAAATATCTATATCCCAATAATGGTGTAACAGGTTCAAACTGGTATTCTAATTTTTATGGATCTTGTGCTGCTCCTGATTGTCTTATTGCTCGCGGAATTACTTCAATGCGCTCGCACCTTTTGACTAAAGGTTTTACAGGAAACCCATCAAATTATCGTTATGTTGAAGGATTGACGGCTGTGTATAATAGCCCAAATGCCGATGGCAATATTGCTATGAGTGGATCACCATTTCAATTTTTGAAATGGGAGTATATATCAGCAATTCAAGATTGGTATGCTGGGCATTGGAATGATTTTGTTGATGATTTTAAATTATACAACGGTATTAGTGCTGATAACTCTTTATCTGCTGACTATGGATATTATAAATTAAATAATGCAGTAATTAATTTTACAGACCCTTCATATACAAATAATTTTTATGTAAACAATAATCGTTTATCAAATTCATTAAACCGCACAAATTCTGATTATGTTCCTTATGTTACAACAGTAGACCCTGCCAATAAAAACAGAAGTAAACCTGTATTTGATTATTATGCATATAATGATGCATATAATTTAGATAGTGTTGTTAATCTTCTTACCGAACAAGTAGGAGATGTTGGATCAATTCATACTTATGGCGGTATTTTACAAGAAGTGGATCCAGCCAGCAATTCTCCAAGAATTATTGATAGAAATTTAGATTGGAGAGGTAATACATATGGGCTTGCAACTAATGGTGTTACTTATGGTAAAAATATAGGTAATTGGTATTGGAATTCTTTTGCACTTATAGCCAAATATGGTTCAAATTCTCCTGTAACAAATACTAATTTTGCTAAAAAGTTTTTTCCTGCAGGATGGCTTGGTTCAAATGCAGCGGCACAAGTAAAACAATTCCCATCATGTGGAGAAATAATGGGTCAAACTGGATTCTTTATGTATGATCCAACAGGTGCATCTGGATCTTGTGCAGCCAATAGTATAAATGTTAGTTTTGACAGAACACCACATTTTGTTTCATGGCATTTGAATCCAGTATGGGGAATCAATATTAATAGATTCTCTTCGGGACAAGTCAGCGGACCAGCAAACTATTTGCCAATTCATGGACCTGATATTTATTTTGGATTGACTTATGGAGCAAAAACGGTATTTTATATGGCGGGCGGAACAGGAATACCAAGTGATAAATTAGATCCTTGTGGCAATCCATTTCCAGCAGTTAATTTGCCTGCGGGAACAATTTATAATAATTATTGGACAAACTGGTATCCTATGGCCTTCATGACATTGCTTATGGATGTAAAATGGGGTAGACAAGTTGCCAAATGTAATGTATCAAAAGCAGTATATGAAAGAAAAGATCCAGTTAATAATCCAAAAATACCAGGATCAAAATGGTATGGAATACAAAAACCAATTAATACATGGATTGCACATCAAAAATGGACTAACGATGATCATTTTAATTTAACTAGTAATAGCACAGTATTATCATCTACATATTATGTCCCTCAAGGCATAACTTTTGGTTATCGCACTAGTACAATTGTTCCCGCAACACAATTAGATGGATTTACATTTATATATGGTGAAGCAGGACCAATGTATTATGAAAATATTCGCCATCAATATTTGAATAAAACGGGAAGATATAGTTATTGGAATCCAGCAACTTATGATATGACATCATCTGATGGTACGCCTTTGGTCTATATGAATGAATCAGTATGTTTTGGTGGTCGAAGATATACACAAGCTCAAACATCTCCTCAGAAATCGGGCGGTCTAACCTGTTTGGGTGTGTGTGGTGCAATGAGAATGGAACTTGCAAGAAAAATCAATACCGTTATTGGTGAATGCCAAACAATTGGAAGTGGTACAGTATGGGAAACAACATATCTTGCTCCAATGAACATGGATGAAAGATCATATCTTATTTCTGGTGCACAGAAAGTAGATGGTAATTATCTTTGGAGAATTACATTTGCTCATCCCGCAACACAATCTCCAATTATTGTTCGCGGCTCTCAAAGTGGTATCACGACTAGTTATAATATTAATGGAATTACGGATTATATTAATATTCCAAATAATAAATTTGGTATATGGTGGACTACTGATCGTTATGAAGTTCCAATTGTCGAAAATCCCCCTGTGTCAGAAGCTGAAAGATTGGGTGTATTAAATCTTCCCGGTCAAACTGCTTTTATCTATAATCCATTGTCAATGACGCAAGCTCAACTACCTTTTGAAGTTACGTCTAATGTTATAAATCCAAATATGACTTCAAGCGAAATAAGAACTTATGTTCCATTATTAGATCAAAACAGAGTACTGTATGGACATAAAATTCCTGGAAGTTGCGTTGCAAGTGCATTTGGACCAAACTTTACTATTGATAAAACAACATATCAGCAACTTGTAACTCAATCGTTGAATAAAGTTTCTGGAAATACTACAAACAAATATTATTTTGGTAATACATATCCAAGAGTAATTGGTCTTGCTTATAATTCATTCATATCGGATTATATTAATCTTGATGAATCTCCAAATGTTGGTAATTCATCTTATAATGGTATAACTCTTTTGAACGATGTTTTGAATTATACTAGAGAAATTTCATCAGATTCCTCAATATATCATTATGGATGCCCAATTCTTCCCTATTCATTCTTGAATCAATCGACATGGGCAAATAAATCTAATGCAGATAGTGCTCCGACATATGCTATTAAGAAAAATTCATTGTTGCTCCAACAACAACAGAAAATTGCATTAATGAAAATAAATTCAGATAGAATAGATATTTCATCGATACCAATTTATACTGATGGAAATACTGGAACTAAGCAAACTTCTGCCGGAATACAACAACAAGTATTCCAAGGTTCATGTGGAGCAATTAAGGGTTTATCATAAATAATAGGAATTTTGAAATATGGCTGATACAGTAAAATCTTCACAAATTTCTACAACATTTGTAACATATCCTGGTACAGAATATATACTTGCGGATTCAGGAAGTAATGCATTAACCGGATATACATCTCTGTATTATTATACACCAATTGTAAGTGGAAATCCACATTATGGGTTTTACAATTTAAAAGCAGCAACGGATGCGGGAATTAATAAAGCTTTCATAGATTTTCCAGTTCTTGATATTTTGGCTGAAGCTACTAAAAGCACTACTGGAAATTGCTGGGCTACTGATTCTGTTATTTATTTAAATAGAAAAATATTAAATGATCTTTGGTGCGATACACAAATTTCTGTTTATTCAATGCCAAATCCTTTTTCTTATAAGTATGTATTACCTTTAAATGATAATGCTGCTTGGACAACAGGATCATTTACTTTTTTGGGAGTGCCAAGAACATGTAATGTAAGAGCCAAAGCCATAGAAGCTGCTGTAAAAAAAACAATTCAAGCATCTAATTTATTTAAATTATATGCCGGTGATCCACAAACTCTAAAAGATTATTGTGATATCATCATATCTAGAAGAACAGATTTTATCAAAGGCTTGACTGCATATACTGGAAATTTAACATTTATTCCAATAGATCCAAATACTTTTACATCAACGGATGCTACAACAGATCAACTATTAAAAAACTATTCTAATAATTACACACCTTTTGTCGAAACTGATGCTACAAAATATACGCGAGCTTATAGATATGAAGATATTCCATCATCTTATTTAAATTCTATAAATAAACCACCTAATGGTGCTTTATGCTGTTGTGAGGATCCAAGACCAAAAACTTTAAGTGCGTTGACAAATTCAGATACTGGTATGGGGCAGTATACTAGAACTACTGCAGCACAATCAGCATTTGGATGGAAAACTGTAGAAGAAAGATTAAAAAATGGAAGAGGTATAAGTCCTGGAAATACAACATCACAGGCTGCTGCATTAGATTATCATAATAAATTATTAGTTGAAAAATGTTCGCATATTCCATTTGAAAGAATTGGTTGGACAATAGATGGGTGCCAAGATACAGATATCGCTGCACCAAAAAATTCTTATCCTTATAATGATGGAAAATATCTTGGAACATCATGGAATATAAATGGTGTAATTAATATATTATCTGCAATTGGAACTGGAGGAATGACTTCGGGTCTAGAAACTAATATTAAAAGTGTATTACGTCAAGAGTTATATGGATTATTAGAAAATTGGGTATACCAGCTTGGTTGGTACACTAAAGGGCAGTTAACAAATATGCCTGCAAATTCAGGTCAACCCAATACAAATCAATGGATTGAACCAGCTGCATCATTGGTAAATGTTTGTCTTTATTTGGGCGACTCCACTTTATTACCAGCTTATAATGCAGCAATTGCTTTATTGGGAGAAGCTTTAAAATATGAGCATGCTGATGGTGGATTCTCTGAAGGTTTTGCATATGCACAACAAACTGTTGCTGAAATGGTTAATTCGATTAATTATACTAAGGCAAGTGGTGATAATAGATTATCTGATTTAAATATGTTTCCATTTCCAAATAATTATTGGGAATGGGCAATTGATTGTCAGCTTCCAGGCAATTATATATTAAATGCATCCGACTGCAGAACTAACCAACAAGCCAATTACACGATAACAAATTATTGGCCATCTATTATAGAAAGTGCAATAATTTCTGGAAATACTGCGGCATTAAAAAATTGCAAATATTTATATCCAAATCCTTTATCCAATCCTACTGGCATAAGATATGCAAATGCAATTTCAGGAGTTACAGCTGAATTAACCATTCCAAATTTTTCATATTATCCAGACATTCAACAAGTAATTTGGAGAACAGGAAGAGATAAACCATCTGTTATTGGAAATCCATTTGATGGTATTACTTCTGGTACGTTTGGTAATACTGCTGCTCCACATTATGCATTGTGGGCAAAAGGTTCTAGCGTCAAAGAAGGTCACGCACACAGAGATCAAGGGCATTTTAGTGTATATCAAGGATATAAAGTTATTTTAATGGATTGTGGTATTGATTATGATGCTAGTAATCAAAATTTATTGATTCCCGGAAGTAATGGAACATTATTGCAAATGCAAACAGCTCAGGGTCACAATATAATGCAAATTGATGGCGGTGCTATTGGTGGATCATTTGTGCCATCTAATTCACCTATTACAGTAAATAGCCTTGGTATATCAGGTGGAAATATTGATATCAATACTACAAGCGCATATACAAATATTAATAACTGCACAAGAAATATTACATGGAATACTAGCAATAGTTACATTACTCCATTATCAATTAAAGTAACAGACAGTTTTAATAAAACCACGGGTGTAACTGCTGGTCATGAAGTATATAGATTGCATACTGGAAATACTACTGGCCTGGTAATAACTGGAACTGGAAGTTCTTGGGAAGTATCTTGGGATAATGTTACTATTGGAATTACTAGCGATAGAAATATTTCAGTCGGATCAACAGGTTTTCAAAATTTTACACAATTAGTTAAAACAGGTACAAATCTTGGAAATGTAAGAAATCATAAAATGATCAATATAAGTACTGTTGGTTCTATCTTAGCTGGGACCACATTTAATATGACTACAAATATTATTGTACGTCAAAGACCTGACATTAATGCATTTGCTTGGCAGTGGCCTAATGAATGGGTTTGGTCTGGAGATGAATGGTCAAGATCCAATAATTCTAAAAATTTAATTTCCTTTAGCCAAGATTTAAATTTGAATACTATTCCTGGAACTTAATAAATAAGGAACATATTACTATGCCTACTCCCGTCTGGTCATATCAAAATATTAAATCTGTAACAACAGGAATAACAGCACCCGATGGATCTACTACTGCTTTTGCTTTTGGAACAACTGCAGCTGGAGGTTGTTATGCAGCAATAATGCAAAGACAATATGATTTAAAACCAGGAATAACATATACTTTTTCTTATTTTAGAAATATAACACTGGGCGCTACTGGTGGTTCATTTAGATTTATAGATAGAACAGGTTCTGTTCCAGGATTTGATCGTCAACCATCTATGTCTTTTGTGGGGTCAGACTGGATACGATATTCTTCTTCTTTTTTTATGGGTACAACTCAAACAGCGGTAGATTGTTATATTTTAAGTAGAAGCAACGCATTATCGGAAACCGCAGGTGTTACAGTTTATCTTTGGGGAGCACAACTTGAAGAAGGTTCTACGGCTACCACATATTCTAGAAGTCTTGGTTTTAGAGATCTTCGTGGAGGTTGCATTGGTCCTAGTGGTCCTTTATATGACTATAATCAAACTGCTTGGTTAAATTATGGAACATTGAATAATATAAAATATGTTTCTCCATTTGTTAATTTTTATAGAATTTCTGGTTGGTTAATCGATAATACATCTGGTTGGACACAAAACTCCGAAATAAGCAGAGTTGTAAATCAATTGACATATCTTCCAGCAGGAAGAAAAGCTTTCCAACCAACATTGTTCAATAGAGAAGATTGGTTTTCTTTTATTGGTGATAAAATTACTGCAACTGGAGCAGCCAGTTTTAAATATTTTGGAAATACATATCCATTTACAACTTCAAATATAGCCAACAGTTATCCAAGTCCATGGACTGATTTTGGTATTAGTGGTGCCTCTGGGTTTTATAATCAACTTTTAAATATTTTTAATTCTAATAATATTCAATTAGATTATGTTATAGGAGATAACGAATCAAACTATCCAGTATCATGGGGTGTTAAAGATGCAACTGGTGGTATTTCTGGTTATGTTGGTGATCCCAGATATAATCAATCTTGGAAAGGATTATCTTCATGGAGTTCATATATGAATTTTTATGGAGTGACTGCTGGGAAAATACAAGGACCATCAGTAGATAAAGTTGCATATCTTGTTTGGAATAATTTAACACAACAACATCAATCTGTTGCAATGAATGAGATGTGGGCAAATGCAACTCTACAACAATATCCCAAAGCATTAGTTGCCAACTATGATTATTGGGCTTCAGATGGTGGACCAACAGCGGGTCCTCCTGACCAAGATGGTCATCCACAATTTAAATCCAAATATGTTGGAAATGCCTCCTCTCCATTTTTATATGGAGAAATTAGACAAATAGACCCAACTGTTTCTCCAAATAATGTATTTGTAAAACCAGAAAATCCAACATTCTTAGTATTAGCTGTTCCCGGAGCAACTGGAATAACTTTGGCAAAAGGACCATGGACAAGCTTTACTAAAGCCCTGCAAGAAGTTCGTAGTGCTAAACGAGGTTCACCAAATGTTCCCATGGTACCATGGATTGGTTCAGTACGATATGCTGGTGGCGGTGCTCAAAATGTTTCAACACTAGCACCAACAGTTGGTTTTGCGGATATGGACAAAGGTTATTCACCAATAATGGGATATACATCTGATGTTGGTGGAAATTCCGCTTACTATTATGAATTAATAAAACATGTTTGTTTGCATGGCGTTAAATCTATTGGATATTGGAATTCAAGTTCTTTTAGTCTATATGAAAATGGAAACAAACTAAGTGATAGAGACTATTATGCTAAGGGATATACAACTTATGTTCAAGATATTGCATTATTTGATAATGCTTTAAAAGATGTAAATGATAATTTGGGTGGATATACATCAGATACTGCAGATACAAGTCGTATAAGTTGGTTGGCTAAACAAATAACAAGTGGAGCGCCAAAGATAAACGGAAATTATATTTGGAGAGTTACAGCAAAACCCGGAATTACTTTGTTAGTTCAAGGAATCACTTTACCCGGTCCCTCTGGCAATGTTGGTATGTGGGTGGAAACCGTTGGTAACACTCTTACAGGAATTACAATTCTTTAACATTTATAAATAATATTATGAAACACTTAGAAAATTACTACCGTAACCTTTGCGAACAACTTCAACAACAAATTGCTATTCTTGAAGCCAAAATGAAGGACAAGAAGAAGGACAAAAAGGATTCTAAAAAGGGTTCTAAGAAAGAGAAGATGGCCGACAAGGATTATGATGGAGATGGCGAAGTAGAATCATCAAAGGATGAATACTTTGGTTCTAAGGACAAGGCTATCAAGAAGAAGATGGCTGAAAAGAAGAAGATGATTAAGGAAGGCCGTGAAGTTCATGGTGGTATTATGAATTATGGTGGATTTCCAAGAATACTCAATGAAGTAAAATATGATATTCCAGCTAAAGCTAGTGATATAGAAGGCGATCTTGGGGCAGTTGGAATTGACGAGTTTGAAAAGTTAATGAAAAGTGGATCACATCCTTTGATGGCAGGACAAACAGAAAATGGTCAACGAGGAGTACCCCAAAAAATTCGTGATGAAGCTTTGATGCATATAAAAAAATTAAAGCAACATCCTCAAGGAAAAGTTGAAGGATATGGTATTGACCATCCAATATATCAAGAAGCAAAAACTGCACATGCATTTTTCACACAACATTTTCCAGCATTTGGCGTAGAAGATCAAATTGCTCAAGATTATAATCTTTCTTAATAAATAAACCCCTGTAAAGATCGCAAGGTCTTTCGACCCCTTCTAATCTCTGCGCAGAAGGGGTTTTTCTTTCCATAAATAATTGTATGATCAAGGCAGTAGGCGATAAATTTTATGTTCTGGACTCAACAGGCAAAAAGGTACTTGGAAAACATTCCTCCAAGAAAAAAGCTGTTGCACAACTACAGGCCATTGAAATATCAAAACACGAAAGAAATGAATCCAGATTAGTAAAGTTTTCTGATTTTCTTAGAGAAGAATTAAAAACTACACTTCAATATCACCAAGAATTAAATCCGTTGATTTGGAATGGATTTGACTTAAAGGATGATGTACGAAAGAAATTAATTGAAATAGGCCAGACCTGGATTTCCTGGGCTAATATACCAGCTGAAGCAGTCAAAGACATGATTTTAGTTGGTGGAAATGCAAACTATAACTATACGCCACAATCAGATATTGATCTTCATATTCTCGTTGATGTGGATGCCATCCCAAACTGTCCAGATTTCATAGATGATTATCTCAAAGATAAAAAACAACTTTGGTCATTGACACATGATATAAAAATTCATGGTAATGATGTTGAGATATATGCTCAAGACATGAATGATGGATTTCCAAAAGATCAAGGCGTATTCAGTTTAACTGATAACAGCTGGATTGCTGAACCTGTTAGTCAAGAAGTCAATCTTGAAAATCCACACATTACAAAGAAGGTTCAGGAATATATTGATCAGATTGATTCTTTGATTGCATCCAATGCAGAAGATGAATCATTTCAAAATCTCAAAGACAAGTTCAAAGATATGCGTTCCTCTGATATAAAAAAATACGGTGAGTTCTCACACGGAAACCTTATATTCAAAGAACTTCGCAATCTTGGTTATCTTGATAAGATGAATGATTACATCAAAAGCAAACAAGATCAAAATTTGAGTCTTTAAGTTCGTTCGACCATTTCAACCCAGTCTTGATGGATTACATGATCTCCATTGTAACCATCCTTGATCTTGCCAACATCCCACCAAATGACATCTCCTACCTTGATATCTTCTGTAAGCTTGTTTCCAACAGAAAGAACCTTGGCAGGAATAATTCTTGACTTGGATTTTTCTTGAAAGATGATGCCGGCTGCAGTGGTCTTTTCACCGCCAATTAATGCTTTTGCGACAATCCATTTACCGATAGGTTTCATATTACTCATATTATTTCTTTCTCATATCACTAATCATGCACCAGATACCATAACCGATTAACCAAAATCCAGGAATGGATGCAAGAGTACATATAGATATTACTATAATTTTCTCAGTCATAATTCCTCAGATAGGATTCGAACCTATACAAAGAGATCCAAAGTCTCTGGTGCTACCATTACACTACCGAGGAGTGAATTTTAGCGCAATAATTATTCATAATAATTGAACTTGCGCAACCAACATTGATGCTTCTTACAGATCCGTACTGAGGGATATACAAGACATCATCACACATACTTAGTACATCAATAGGAACGCCAATCTGTTCCTGACCAAAGATCATAATATAATGCACATTTGGATCAAAGTCAAATGCATTGATATCCTTGGCTTCAGGAATATTGTCTATTCCAATTAGTCTGATTGGTCCCGATTCTTGCTTGGATTCAAAATAAGATCCAAGATTATCAATGCTTCGTACATGATGAAAATTGGTATAATGGTGAGTACCAACAGTACCACGACGATCATATTTTTTATGCCCATAGATTATTACTTCTTTCGCCAGAAACGCATTAGCATTTCGAATGACCGTGGCGATATTAAAGTCATTGCCAATATTGCAGCACACAACACTGAAGTTATGTCTTTTAGTATTGAGATCAGCTTTGATTGCATCATCAGCCCAATAGTGGTAATGATCAATAATATTACGAGTTTCCATTATCCGCAACCTCGTATTCATTCTTAATACGAACTTCTTCGCAGAACGTATGGTAATGCATTCCAGATCGGCAAAGATTTCCGGGCTTTCCGGTGACCTCGCAAATCTTGTATGAATTATCTTCTGCGGTATCAATCAACTTTCGAATCTCATGATATAGTTTGTCATTGTCTGTGTTCATCATGTAATAGAATCGAAGGCCACCAAACTTCTCCTTGATCTGAAGAAGCACGAACAAAGGCTGTTCGGGATTTTCTTTAGTATTCTTTTGTTCTTCATCAAGAAGAACAGAAAGATCAGAGCAGAGTTTATCAACAAGCAGATACCATCCACTCGGAAGATTATATGTTGCACTATGAACCATACCCTTGAAAACAGAAGGATAATCTTCAATCAACTTGTCAATTGGATCTGCGTACTCTTTTAGTTCAATAGGGTTCATTTGTCTTTTCCTTTCCCCCAACCAGTTCCATGGTTGTAGGCGGTGATTATAGATTCCTTAGTCTCCAGCGCACAGTTACGCTGTATGCGCAGCACACGAATTTCCTCTGCGGCATCTCGGCAAACTTCAAATACTTCTCGGTTTGCATCGTGCCACTTGTCGGCCATGTTTCTCAAACGTAGTTCAATGTCTTTCATAGGTTTAGTGATCCTGACGGGATTCGAACCCGTGTTGTGGCCTTGAAAGGGCCGCGTCCTTGACCAGACTAGACGACAGGACCATTGTATTAGTCAAACTTTGCGCGAATCTCGTTAGCAAGGAAGGCGACCATCATACCAATGATGCTACCAATCAATGCACCTTCGTAGTTGTAATGGTACGCCATACCAATGAGATTGATAATGGCAAGAAGGGTAAGAGGAACAGTAAGTTTGTTGATTACGGTTTTCATATGTTTAATATACCACACTATGACTGGCAGTCAAGTATAATCAATACTTTTGTTTGTATGTTTCTTTGAAGTAAATTAAAACTTCTGCAATTCCCAAAGCAATCACTGGTAGAAACGTAGCACCAGCAAACCACCAAAATGGTACGGTATGTTCTACCATTAGACTTCACATCCAGTCTTTTTTTTCTTTGTAAGAAGATATTTTATCATTCCTTCTATCATTCCAAAAATCATCAAAGGAAATATAATCATGAAGCAAAGAGTAAGTACAGACACTCTTTTAAATTCTTCAATGAAAATATCAATGGATCGCATAGGTGTCCAGTTTCAAAGATCCATCTGAATCTTCATAAAGAAATGTGCAGTTGTCTTTCTCTGTCCAGCAACCACAATTGGCATATGTAATATTATTTACAGTATACAACTTAGGTTCGTGCAAATGACCACAGACAACTCCATCATATTTTTTTTCCTTGGCGTATTTAATAACAACGCTTTCAAAGCTTTCGATGAACTGCGCTGCTCTCTTTACTTTAATCTTCACATACTTTGAGATAGACCAGTATCTCATTCCCATCATTCTTCTACACCAATTGAACCAATCATTAATTTCTAAGATCAGTTCATATGCATAGTCACCTAGTTTGTAGATATAAGAACTGACAGGAAACTTTGTAAGAAAGTCAAACTGATGTCCATGAAGAATAAGAAACTTCTTTCCTGAAGAAGTAGTGTATTCTTCTCGTTCACTCAAACTAATATTACCAAATATGTGATGGCCTGAAAACTTTGCCATGAACTCATCATGGTTTCCATAGATGTAATGAATCTTTGTTCCCTTACGAGAAAGTTTGAGCAATCTTTCGATTACTTCCATATGGTGATTTTGTTTCTCGGCATTCATGGAGAATGCCTGTTTGAATCTCCATATATCGATAATATCTCCCACAAGGAAGATATTATCAAATTCATTATTTTTTAGAAATGCAATAAGAGGCTTTGTCTTTGCTTTCTTGGAAGCCAAATGAAAGTCTGAAAGAAAGACAGTCTTGTAATGCATTTATAATATTTATCGGCGTCTAGAGAAGGCAACCAAAGTTGCCATCGCCACAAGCAAGCCCATTCCCGGAGCAGGAACGGGAGGACGCACAGGCCCATCGTAAGGAATGCTTTCAGTCGGAAATTCCATAGACACGCTCTCAATACGGTCATACTGCACGGGAATGAACATATCCTGATCTACAGTCTGCACGGTCATTACAAGGTTTCCTCCAAGGTAAATCTTGTGAACCCAAAAGCCATCAAAGGAACCCATAAAAAAATTATGAGGAATTTGTGGGTAGTTGGAAACAGTCGGATGATCAATCGCTTCCCCAAAAGGTTCTGTGATCGTCAAGGTATTATCAAAGGTCAGCGGCTTGGTGTAAGACACTTCAACATACATCGAACCTTCGTTGATGGAGGTTGAGAAAAGATTGCCCTGTCCGTAAATCAAAGATACGCTCATTAGATCCCGTCCATTTCATTGTTGTCATCGGGTCCAAAGAATCCCAATGCGTTGTCCATGTCTGCCATCTCGTCCAAAGCC